TGTTGAACATGGCTTCTATCCCAATGACATTAGTTGCCAGTGTAGATGATCCAGTAAATTCTATTAAAGAATATGCTAAAGTAACAAAAACTGAACCAGTTACACAGGGAGATCCAGGTGCTGCTGCTCGTTTATTTTATGAATTGTTACAACAGCATATTGGATTTATTGAAGATCAACAGCATTTAGTTCGTGTTGATTATAAAGGTCCAAATGATGTATTGGCTGAAGTTATGGCTAAACACATTAGATTCGGTGTTATGCCTTTGGCAATTTCTTATCAGGCGCACATAGCAGGTAAGGTTAAAATCATTGGCGTTTCTTCTGCGCAACCAATTAAATCAATTCCTAAAGTTCAAACATTTGCCTCTGTTTATCCAGATATTGTGTTTAATTTAGATATTCCATTAGTATTACCTCCAGATACATCATCTGAAGTTGTAGAATGGTATAACAAAGAATTTAAAAAGGCTCTTCAATCTAAAGAAGTCCAGGATTCTCTTGCATCTAACATGATGTTTGTTAATCAAAAATTACTAGAATCTAAAGAGACAACAAAATACATATTAGATTTTGAAAAAAGATATGATCCTGTTGTTAGTAAAGTAATTTCTACTCAGAAAGGCAACTAAATGTTATTTTATGAAAAGGCGATGCGATCTATTGGTAAAGTCGCAACATGGCGAATTCTTGTAACAATCACAAATTTTATCGGAGGATATATTTCTTCTGGTTCTTGGATGGTTGGGCTCGGTGTAGTTTCTTTTGCTTTGGTTGTGAATAGTGTTCTATATTATTTCCACGAGCGAGCATGGAACAGAATCGACGCTGGTAAAGAAATACTTGACAAACAGGTATAAATAAAGTATACTATGTGTAGGTGAGATGGTTGTACGAAGCAACTAGAAAAGTGTTCTGGACGGGAGTTCGATTCTCCCCACCTCCACCAGAAGCATACTTAAATCTCTACAAAACCGAAAGGTTGGGATCAGGATTGGTAAGCCGTGACCTCTACGATGTAAGTCAATTTCACCATAGTATGTTTCTGATGGGGGTGACTAGGTTTCGACAGGGCAACAAGTACAGAAGTGGACAACTTGTCAGAGAAGACATAAAAACTAAAACAACGTAAACGCAAACGACGAACTGTTCGCATTAGCAGCCTAAACGCTGCTTAGGGTTTCGGTTGGTTTCCTCGTAACAGAATAACCAACCATTTTATTAATTTAAGGAGTTATATGAAAAAAGGTATTTTGTTAATCGCACTATTGGCAACATTTGGTGTCGCTCAGGCTGTTGAAGTTGGAGTATTTGGTGCTAAAGATGAATCACATCAAGATTCTGGTAAAAACCATTCTCACTATGGTGTAACTGCTGGTGAGCAATTTGGTAAAGTTTCTGTTGAGGGAGAATTTTCTCGTTTGAATCAATCAGCAAATAACCAAGACAAATACAGCGTTGTTGCTGGTTATGATATCTACAAACTTGGTAATGTTACTCTAACACCAAAGGTTGGCGCATCATATTTGAACAACGTAGGATCAACTGCTGACGGATATGCGTTGCGTGTTGGTGCTGGCGCATCTGTTCCATTGGGTGGTGGTTTTAAAGCAGGTGTTGACTTCTATCGTCAATACGGTCAAGATCGCGTAAGCGCATTTGATGGTAATACTGTTCAAGCAAGTCTAAAGTATTCATTCTAATGGAAATTAAACCAATGAAAAAGTTTGTTCTCGTAGCAGAGAACAAACGAGAAAATACTACTCAGTCTGGTATTATTCTTGAAGGTGCTGGATTTGATCAATCAAAAACAGGTACAGTTCTAGCCATTGGTCCAGATGTCACCGATGTAAAAGTCGGTGCTGTTATTTACCTTGAATGGAACAAAGGTGCTGTTGTTAAGATTGGTGACGCTCAGCGCATTATGATCAAAGAAGAATTTATTGTTGCAGTGGCTGAATAATGTCTTCAGCAGCAGTACTTTGCAATGGACCATCTAGAGTTGCCTTTAAAGGTAAACTAGGGTATGATTATGTTATGGGATGTAACATTCCCTGGACCACTGTTGATGGTACTGTTATTATGGATGGCAATATCATGCATGCATGGTTTGCCAAACCAAATTTAATTCAATGTAAAGAAGATCAAATATTTGTCACTAAACAAGCATGGCGAACTGCTGGCGAATTAAAATTTCAGGATTATATTGAAAATCGTTATGGTGTAATTATAATTGATACTAACTATAAAATTCCAGAAATGTACAGTTCAGGGCATGTTGCTGCTGCATTAGTTTTAAATATGTACGTTGATGTTATTGACATATATGGTTGTGATTCTTACTTTACTAATACTGTAGAAAGTTTTACAAGTACATATGTCAATGATGTTAACAAAGATTCTGAGCAACAAAGAATTGATGCGTGGAGAAAACATTGGAATGCTCTTCAAAATAAGTATTCTGAAGTAGAGTTTAATTTTATTAGATTATAAATAATAAGTGAGTTGGGAACTCTCAATAAAAGTTCTATTTTTTTTACACACAACACAGGAGAAGTAAAATGTCAAACATGACTCCGTTCGAGATTCGCCTTGAACTTTTAAAAATGGCGAAAGACATGCTTACCGAGGATTACTATGGTAAACGTGAACAAGTTAGCAACGACTGGCAAGTAAAAGTCGAATCTGCTAAAATCAATGGTGGCACAGTTCCAGAACATCCTGGATTCCCTGCTTACCCAAGCGAATCGGATATCATTGCAAAAGCAGCAGCTTTGAATGGTTTCGTTTCAAACATCCCACTAGATACTAAGACTAATAGCAAAAAGTCCACCTGATAGGGATTGAGAGAGAGCATCCGCTCTCTTTCTTTTAACTAAAAAGGAGATTATATGCGTAAATATCGTATATACATACCAATTATATTATTAGGAATCTGTGCAATACTTCTAACCAGAAATGCATTATCTGATTCATTAATACTTGATGTAGGTTATAATCAATTAACCAAGGAAAGTCAAAAAGAAGTTGATTGTCTAGCAGACAATATTTACCATGAAGCAGGATATGAATCCGAAGATGGTAAAAAAGCAGTCGCAATGGTTACGCTTAATAGAACTCAAGATCCACGATTTCCAAAAGATATATGTGGAGTTGTTAAACAAAAAACCTTCTGGCAAGGTTTAACTGTTTGTCAATTCTCTTGGGTATGCGCCCCATTCAAAATTAATAAAGAAAGTGCAGCATATCAACAATCAAAAGATGTAGCATTGTTTGTTTATGCTAACTATGAGAAATTAAAAGATATAACCAAAGGTGCGTTATATTATCACGCAGATTATGTTAATCCGAAGTGGAAGTTAGAGAAGACTACCGTAATTGGTAGACATATATTTTATAAAGAAAGTGGTAAATACTATGATGTCAAAACTGAATCTGCAACTGAAAGAGGAACAATCCAAACACTCTTTTCTATTACTGATGGAGGAGATCAGCCTTAATAGTGTTAAGAATGCAGTTGAATGGATCTTTGAAGCCAACTTTGCTGAAGAACGACCAGAACTTCTTAATTTAATTATCACAAGTCCTGGTGGCGATTTAAATGCAGCTTTTGCTTTAATCGATACAATGCGTGGATCTGCAATTCCAATTAGAACTATCGGTCTTGGTCAAGTTGCTTCTGCTGGTCTAATGATCTTTATTGCTGGAAGTCCAGGTCATCGAATTCTTACTCCAAACACATCAATTTTATCCCATCAATATTCATGGGGTGCAATTGGTAAAGAGCATGAGTTGTTTGCAACTGTTAAAGAATTTGATTTAACAACAAAGAAAATGATTGCTCATTATAAAAAATGTACTGGTTTAAAAGAAGCCGAAATTCGTGAGATGTTGCTTCCACCTCAGGATATTTGGTTAAGTGCGATTGAAGCAAAGAAAATGGGATTATGTGATGCAGTTAAAGAATTATCTTAAGTATTCTGGTATATGGGTTTCTCTTGCAGTAAATCCATATCATTGGAGATTTCATAAAGAGTTTAATAAACCAAACGATATGGATCCGTCAATGTACAGTTTGTATTTGATATTAGGTCCAATTTCGATTCGGCTTGTTATTGATGATGGTAGTTGGTAATTAAGGAGAAATAAATGGAAAATGATAAAGTGTTTATTCTTGCAATTTTAGTTGGTTTTCTTTCAGTTGTTGGAGCATGTAGTTTTAATCAATACGCAGAATTAAAATCTATGGAGAGAAATATTGAGTCTGCAATTGTAAAGGGCATCGACCCAATTGCAGTCCGCTGTGCATATAAGTCTCAAGATCCTATTTGCAGTATCTACGCTTCCAAGTCAAAATAACCCTATATTTCTGAGGGTTTTATCAAAAATCGCTTTACTTTGATTTTATTTTAGGGTATAATATATACTGTGATTGACTCTTTTTGATAAAATTATGCAAATGATATTTACTGGTCCCCAAAAGTCCAAAAAACGTAAACCAAATGCTAAACAGCGTGAGTTAGATGCTTCTTGGGAAGCATTAAAAAAGAAGTATGCCACAAAGACGATTGTGACTCCGAAGCAATCCCTCAGTGATGTATACTCGCTTGGAAAACCTGCTTGTCGTGAGACACCTAAGATTCCAAGTCTTCCATTCAGTGGTGGTCCATGCCCAGTAAAACCAAATCCAGTTTACACTGGCACAAAGATTAAAGGTATTGGAACTATGCACAAATCCAATGCTGTCCCAATCTTTAGTGATGAACAAGCAGTTGAAATCGCAACAATGCGACGTGGGTAAATTTGACTTAAACCAAAAAACAAGGTATAATATATTATGGATTACAAAACAAAGCACCAACAACTTATCGTTGAAAAAATGAAGATGGATAAGTTTTTTACAATGTATTTGGATAAATTTGAAAAGAAAATGGATCCAGAAAACCCTGATACTCCAATCTGGAAATTGTTTAAAAAAGAATCCGATCGTTATAGTAAAATTATGCAAGAAATTCGTAATTGTGAATATTGGATAAAGAAAAATGTTTAAATCTTCAAATGACTTTTCAATGCATATTGAACAGATCGTTCTTGAAAAGAAAATCAGTTATATGCAAGCTGTCCTTCAATATTGTAAAGAAAACTTTATTGAACCAGAGGATATCGCTAAACTTGTGAATAAATCTCTTAAGGATAAACTTGAGGTAAATTTTCAAGACGAAAATTATTTGCCAAAGAAGGCAAAATTAGATGTTTAATTATGGACGGATTTAAAGCATACCGTTATTACCTAGCAATTAAATTACACTTCACCTCTGAGAAATTTAACGTCTTCGAAAATCGAGGAAATGTAAAAGGATCACGTGAAGCATTTAATGCACGTAACGACAGATATATTTTTGAGAAACTGGCAAGAAAGTTCAACTCAGATCGAGATATTATTCAGTTCTTTGTTGCTAATTTTGCCTATGGTAATGAATCTGCAATTTATGCAGGTCAAGAAGCCGATGATAATCTTCTTGAATGGAATAAAAGAAAACAAAGTATCAGTCGTATTTTTATTGATGACTTGGCAAGTTTACTCACATATGTTGAGATAAATAAACTACCAACTTCCAGTATATTCGATTTTAAAAATAATGAGTATCCTGCATCATTAAAATTATTTTTGGGTGGTAAAATTTCAATTGAAACCCTTGTAATTGTAAATGAATTGGATCATGTTGTTGAACATTGGATAAGTAATCCCACTGTGCAACATATTTGGGGTGCTGAATTATTGCGAATAAAAAAGTTGACAGGATTCGTTAAATACGATAAAATAAAACTTGGGCAGATCTTTAAACATTTTGTAGAAGAATTAGACTGAAATGGGTCGTACATATTATAAAGCATCGAAATCTTTTGATGATGAGATTTCTAGTAAGCGTTTGGGTAAAACTGCTAGACATACCAATGGTAAAAAAACAGGAGGTATGAGAACGCTAAATAACTATGTTGAAGAAGATTATGATTTTGAAGATGACGTCTTTGATGACGACATTGAATTGAATGATAATATAGAAATACAACATACTAAACATAAACCGTAAATACTAATACAAGGAAATAAAATGGATATTCAAACACTCCGTAAAATGCGCAATCAAGACTTCAGCAAAATCGCTGGAGAATTCGATAAAATCTCAAATCCCCAATCAGGCGAAAAGAAGTCATATGACGATGACCGATTCTGGCGTCTAGAGGGCGACAAAGCTGGCAATGGCACAGCAACAATCCGATTCCTACCACGTGTCGAAGGTGATGAACTTCCTTGGGTTCGTATCTTCAGTCATGGCTTCCAGGGTCCAACTGGTAAGTGGTATATCGAGAACTCCCTAACAACTCTTGGTGAAACTGACCCAGTCGGTGAAATGAACACCATGCTTTGGAACTCTGGTTCTGATGCAAATAAAGAGATTGCTCGTAAACAAAAGCGTAAATTGAGTTTTATCGCAAATGTCTTGATCGTTTCTGATCCAAAACATCCTGAGAACGAAGGACAGGTTAAACTGTTTAAATTTGGTAAGAAAATCTTTGATAAGATTATGGACAAGGCTCGTCCAACTTTTGAAGACGAAACACCAGTGAATGTGTTTGACTTATGGGAAGGCGCAAACTTTAAATTGCGTATGCGTAAGAAAGATGGTTATGCTAACTATGATGAGTCAGTATTCTCTGACCCATGCCCAGCTGCAGGTTCCGATGAGGAATTGGTGGCAATTGTTAATGCACAACATAAGTTGTCTGAATTCACTGATCGTAAGAATTTCAAATCTTATGATGAGTTGAAGAAAAAACTTGAACAGGTTCTTTCTGGTGATGCGTTTGTTAGCAAGTCTGCTGCATCTGTTGATGAAGATGAATTGCCAGTTGCTTCTGCGCCTAAAATTGCATCTAAACCAGCACCTGCTCCAAAGGCTTCAATGCCAGAAGATGACGATGAAGATGTTATGTCTTATTTCCAGAAAATTGCTGAAGAAGAATAATTCAGCTAGATGGTTGAAAAGGGAGTTTCGGCTCCCTTTTTTTATGCGTATCTTTTTGCTACGTAACTACTTACGGAAGATTCTTGGTTACGTATTGGTGATTTAATAACTTGAGTAGTTGTGTTATTAGTTGTTACTGGTGCATTTACCACACTAGTATTATTGTTTGCAGCAGGTGTTGCGGCAGCATCAGCATTCTCAGCAGATTTTTGTTCAACAACATTACCTTCTTGTGGTGGGGTTGCTGCTTCAGGTTTTTTATCGCCCTCTCCGCTACCATCAGATTTAAATGGATACCATGGTCCAACAGAAACTTTACCAGTAATTTTATTATCAAGTAAGGTTATCTCAGGTATACCAATACTTTCAAGTACTGACATTAAACTTTTACCAATCCATTTCCACATATCAAGATATGGTTGTATTAAATGATCATTAATCCAGCCACCAATATTACCTATCACATCTTTGATTGCGTCTTTATCAAACAATCCAAATGTTAAGAAATCAACTATACCAGCGAGACCTGCTACAATTGCTTTACCAATATCACCTGTTTCCATAAATTCATCAAAGCCATCCATAATACCTTCAAATAAAGCACCAACGATCATACCGATAGCAAATATTTTACCAAGAGATTTAAGTATAGTTCCTGGATTAAACAAAGATTTAAATGCTTGCATTAGACCATTGCCAAGAAAACCCATAATTGTATCAAGTAAACCACCACCTTCTGGTTTCTTTTCTTCTTTAATTTCCTTATCTTTACCTTCACCACCTCTAGTGTTTTCTTCAATCTTTGATAAAAGATCAGTTTCTTTTTCTTGCTCTCGGTTACCTTCTTCTGCTGCCTCAGCACCTTGCAACGATTCAGCTGCAGTAGCTGTTGCGCTTGGTGCTTTTGCTGCAGTTGCTCCTAAACCAGCAACAGGGTTGGAAATTCCAGCAGCAGGTTGAAATTGTTGCTGAGGTAATAGACCAGCCAGTTCAGCATTCTTTTTGTCAGGACTAAACTGTCTTGTGCTTCTATCATATTTACCCAGTTCTTCAGTGTGCGCTTGTCGTTTTTCTAACAATGCAGCAAACTCAGGACTTTCACCCTTTAAGAATTCTTCATCAGTGGTTCCTGCTTTAGCCATGTGTGCTTGTATGGCTTTCTCATTATCGGTAATTTTATTTTTTGATTGACGAGCACCTTCATAATCTTCTTTGAGTCTTTTCTTAAAATCTGCTGAAGATTCATTTGGCATTGCTTTTGCGCCAAGTGCCTTTTGTTGTTCAACAAACTTATCTCTGTCGAGAGTTTTATTAAAGATACCACCAACATTCATTGCACCAAGAACAGTTCGTTTTAAACCACCATTGGCAATTCCATATTTTTCTTTAACACCAGAAACGCTGTCTTTGAACTTTTCACCAAGAGTTTTAACTGACTTCATACCCTTTACCATGTCAGCAATATCTTTGGCTTCTTTATCCCATTCAGCTTGAAACTCTGCTTGTGTTTTGTAATATTTTCTGCTATTCTTTGTTTGTTCTTTTAACTGAGAAAGAATTTCCTCTTGAATCTTTTGACTATCTGCCCCACCAGTTGCTTTTTGTAGTTTCTCATGATCTCTTGATAACTCAATTAATTTTTTAATTGAGGTTAATTCGCCCAATGATTGTTGTTGTGCTGCAAGCAGATTTTTAAAATCGCTTGAACTTACGTGGACGTTCATTTGTGGTTTTGCCATTTTTACATTCTCTTTTTAGATTCTAATCTTTTCTTTTCTTCTTCCAGATAGTTAATTAACATGGCAACATACACTTCACGTTCAAAGGGTATCATATCTTCAATCTCTGCTAAGGAGTATTTGTGGTACTGCAGTAAGGCGAAATTTAATTTATAATAATTCACCAAACTCTCATGGCAGAGATTAATTAAAAAAAACTTTGCATTCCCTCCAAAGTCTTCTTATGATGTTTTTGACAAATCGGGCAGTCGTATTCAACTTCCTTTTTAATCCTTGGCATCGTAGTGAAGAATTTTTGGATATTCATAAACTGAGTAGAGTTTAAATTGTTTAAGAACTCTACCAGTTCTTCTTTCTTCTGTTCTTTAGCATAATGAATCTTATCGCCTTCGTAGATATAATCAATACAATCAGCAATAATGTCAAAGATATTTTCAAGATCATCATTATCAACCTTTTCTAACTTAGACATAATTTCAATTGTTGGATATTTCATTACAACTCCAACACTGTCAAATAATGCAATTTTGTTAGTATGATCTTCTGGAAACTCTACTTGAATTTGCGTAAGATCAATTGTAATTTTAACCTTTGCTTTTTCATTTTGATCGCCATGTTCATTATCACATGGAAATAATAAATCAATCTTTTCTCCAACAGATTTACCACGGATTTGAGTAAAAATATACTCAAGATCAAATGTGGCTAAACTATCAGTATCAATTTTATCAATAATACAAGAAGCCACAATAGACTTTAATGTATCAACCATAATAACAATATCTTCGCTCTGTTGAGCAATTAATAATGCCTTTTCCTCTTTTACCAAGAATGGTCTATACTTCACACTTTTCTTAGAAGAAGGAATCACCAAATTATATGTTGGTGTACTCATCACTGGTAATGCCATTACTATTCTCCTTGCATTTTCTTAATCATTTTACCCAAATCAGCAGTGCTACCTACAAAAATAGCATTGTTGGTCACTTTATCAACCTTTCCAGTTTTACCGTCAAGTTTCTGTTTCTGTTGATGTATATCCATAAGTTGTTGGTTAACATCAGCCAGTTGTTTCATAAGATTACCCACAACTTCAAATGCACGTGGATGTTCAGACTGCTTAGCTACTTCTAATGCAGAATATAAAGCATTCTGCCCAGTAGTTAATAACTCTCTTAGATTATCTCTGGCAGTTTCATAATCGCTGTCAATTTTAGCTTCTGGCGTCTGTACAATTTCGCCAGTTGAATTATCAACTATTTCAGTTTTTGGTTTTTCCTGAGGAATCAAATCAAATACCTCTGATAACGAATCATCTATTTTCATATTTTAACTACCTGTATTTATCATTGGTTTTGGAATTGGAGGTTTTGGCATTCCAAATGTAGGGGGTGTGGATATGTTTGAAGTTGGAGCAACTGTTGTCGTGCTTGCTGTTGCGGCTGGTGCTGTGACTGGCGTAGGTACGCTAGGTGCTGTTGGGATGCTTGTAGGAATGGTTGGTGTCGTTGCCAATCCGCCATTGTTTGCTCCATTTAATTTCTCCTGAGTTCTACCGTAAGCAGAGATACCAAGAATAGCACCCATAGCAATATGAAACAGACCCGCACCTTGTAGTGTTAATGGATTCCACTGAGTAATTGATTGATGTTGAATTGCTTGTAACAAAGACCAAAGAATTGGAAATACTGCCATATCTAACAAACAGATAAGCATGTACATCCAACCCATCATTGGGCGCCACTTGGAATTCATCCAATCTTCTTTTTGTTTTTCTGAATTTGACATATTAAAATTTTAATAAATTAGGTAATCTAGTAACAAGAGCAGATCCTGCTGCTCCTATCGCGAAATTCTGTAAATTAGTTGCAAATGTATTTACAGGACTATATCCATTTGATGTTACATCAGCGTATGGACTAACTGGAAAATCTGTTTGGTGTTGAACATATCCATTTGAAGTAATCCCATTATATGGATTGACGGCAAACGTGTTTTGATGACCATCTGGTGTTACAACGGAAGTGCCGTTTACGCTTGGGAATGATATCCAATTTTTATAAGCAAAATTAACAGACAATTTCATTACATCTTTAGCAGAATAATCTAATTGAACTGCTCCGATGCTTTTTGGAAACGCTTCGTATAACATTACAGTATATGTGTTATTATCGTTTATATCTTGAACATAAATTGTTATTGGCGTAACATAGTTATCATAATATTCAAAAGTTCTTGTGTTTCTATCCATAATAGAATCATGCCATGTATCAAAAAGATCTTTTATTACCATGTCTTTATCAACATAAAAAGACATGTTAATATCTTCAAATAATTTTTCATATGGAGCTTTTCTAACTTCTCCAAATGATCTAGTATCAGTTGTATTAATGTTCAGTCCAGGTAACTGGACTTGATCGCAAAATAACAATGCAGTTCTTAATGAATTAAGATCAAATCCTTGAAGACTGTTTGGTAGCGCAAACTCAACAGCAAATCTGTTTGTTCTTGCCATTCCATTTTGTTTTACTTGAGCAATAAAATCGTTTAAATTTGCCATTATGCTTTTCTTATAATTCTTCTGGAATCTGCCCAGACTTGTTGTTTAGATGCTCCGACAAATCTTTCAACTGGAAGCAACATAGCAGTCGCCCAATCTTCAGAATATATTTGTCTGAACTGACTTCTAACATGACCAGATAGATAATGTTTTACGCAAGGTTTTGCCGCAGCAAATCTTGAAACACCATCAATTAATGCCCAACTATATTTAATTTTTGTAGTTTCATCCCAGCGAGCATTATTTTTAAAAACCAATAAATTATCCAATAATTTAATACGTAAATCATATGGTAAATAATGCATATTTAAACCAAGAAATCCACCTTGAACTTTTCTAAATGGAAATACCAAAGGAAATCTATCATAATATGGTAGTTCTTCTTTTAATTTTGGGTCATAAATATACATATACAAGCTGCCAGGAACAATATTAGTTTTAAGATCAGTAGGTTCTCCCTTTAAAACTTTTTGTGGTGTTATTCCCTGCTGAGCCATTGCAGCAACTTGTTTTTCGAACCAGCTTCTAGATCTCTTTACAGCAGTAAGGAGATCATATTTATTTTGGTCGAATACGTCTTGGATTGGTTTCTTAGATGCCATATATGTTATTTAGGTTATCAGAGCCCAAGTTCTTTCTCTGTTATAATCTTAAATTCCCATCCGCGATCTTTACAATATTCTGTCGCAGCCTTCCATTTGGCTTGATTTTTAATATACGTCATTGATTCTGTGATATATTTCTTTGTTTGTCTTCCAGGATATTCTGGTGGAATACAATATTTCGCAGGTTTTACTTCAACCAAATAGCGTTTTATTGTTCCACCTCGTTGAGCTACTTGGATGTTAAAATCAACGAAATAACGATGAATTTTATTATCTGTTGGACACAGATATGGTATAACAGTTTCCTCTGAACTCCATTTTAATATACTTGGGTTTTGATCACACCAGTTGGCAAATCTAGTTTCCCAACTAGATCTCATTATGATATTTGTTGGATTACCTGCGTATTTTTCTGGATGCAAAGGTTTATATAATCTTTTATGGAACATAAATAAGGTAATAGGAACAGTAATTAACACTATTTAGAGAAAATATGGCAGAAACAACTACTACGCCTGAACCAGCTGCTGATGCAGCTGCTCCAGCAACTCCAAACCCACCACCAAGTACGTATACACCACGAGGTGATGCAACGGTATTTGAGGGCGGTAAATATGATATTGGTAATTGGTCATATCCAGCAGACTTAATGGCACCTGATGGTCGATATGGTGGGAATTATGTTATTTTTTATATAAATGTTTCCCAAGATGGTAAATTGTATGCCAATGATCCAAGTGTTGCTGTTGAGAATTTAACACCAAGAGATCAAGGCGATTTAGTCGGTCAAAATATTGGTAATAACTTAACTTCAGCCAATGCAACTGCTGGAGCTGTAGAAGGTGCTGTTGGTGGTGGTTTATTAACAGGTAATGTTAAGGGCGCAGCAAAGGGAGCTGCAGCTGGAGCTGTAACTGGAGCTGCAGTTGGAAAAATTTTAAGTAGCGACTCTATTAAAACCACAAGAGCAAATAAGCGTTTAAAAACTGCGATTGCCTTACATATACCAAATGATTTATCTATAACATATGGTGTTCAGTGGTCTGAGGAAGACACTGCTACTTTGGCCATGGCTGCTGCAGGTGGAGGAGAGATAGCAAAAGCATTAAATTCAAAAAGCAAAAGTTCAGACGCAACTGGAGTTGGTGCTGCTATTTTAGCAAACCTTGCTTTATCTAAAGGTCCAAATGCTGGTGCCAATTCTGCTGCGTTGGGTCTTGCTGCGAATCCAAAGAAAGAGCAGGTTTTTAAGGGTGTTGATTTTAGAACATTTAGTTTCAATTATAAATTTTTCCCTACAAATTCAACAGAAGCAAAACACGTGTTGAATATTATTCAACAATTTAAATATCACATGCATCCTGAATTTAAAGATGCTAATAATTTCTTGTACATTTATCCCTCAGAATTTGATATTTTTTATTATAATGGTGGACAAGAAAATTTAAATTTACATCGCCACACTTCTGCTGTGTTAACTAATATGCATGTAAATTATACTCCAAATGGAATGTTCACAACATTCCCTGATGGCATGCCGACTCAAATTGATATTCAACTACAGTTCCGTGAATTGGCTCTATTGACCAAAGATAAAGTTAAGGATGGTCTATAATGTATTTTGAAAATTTTCCAAAAATGCTTTATGATTACCAAATAGGTAACAGTACTGAAGCATTTATAATGACTGATATTACTAGAAATATTAAGTTTAGAAAAGATATACTTTCTAATATTACAGTATATGATTACTATGATATTGTTGATGGTGAGACTCCTGAAATAATATCAGATAAAATTTATGGTACGCCAGATTATCATTGGATTATAATGCTTGCCAATGATATGTATGATTACAGAGCAGATTTTCCAATGAATTATCTTGCGCTTGAACAATATATTTCTGATAAGTATGGAGCAAATGCTGATGCCATTCATCACTGGGTAGATTCAACTGGTCAATATATTGTTGATCAAACTATATCAGGAGCAACATCGGTTTCTAATAGAGAATATGAAGAAGCGTTAAATGAAACAAAACGTAGAATTAAAATTGTTTCTCCTGAGTTAATTGGTGCAGTTCTTAAAAATTATAAAGATCAATTGTAATGCAAGATTCTGATTCAGTTCTTCGCCAAGCTGGCGATGTAAATATTGAGAAGGTATTAATTACCACTAGATCAGGCGTATCTCAAGAAGTAACCCCTCAAGTTATTGCCATCTCATATTATGAAGATTTGTTTTCTCCATTTATAACAGGGTCATTAATATTAAAAGAATCTTTTGATTTAGTCAATCTGTTTCCATTTGCTGGTGAAGAAACATTAGAACTTCAAATATCAACACCATCTTTAAAGGTTGGTAATATTTCTGGAAAGTTTTATATTTACAAATTGACAGATAGAGAATTGGTTGGAGATCGAAATGTAGTTTACCAATTACATTTTATCTCAATGGAAGCTGTTGTTGATTTAAATAAAAAAGTAAGTAAAGTATTTACTGGTGCACCATCGGATATTGTTAAGTATTTGGCCACTGATATTTTTAATGGTCTAGAAACTAATAAACGAGTTCAGGTTGAGCAGACTGCAAAAGATATTAAATTTATTTCTAACTTTTGGTCTCCAGCAAAAGCAATACATTATGCTACTAATATGGCAGTAAATAAAAATGGATCTCCAAGTTATGTTTTCTTTGAGAATAGAGATGGTTTTTATTTTGCCAGTTTAGATACTCTTTATAATAATGATGTATATGCTGAATTTATATATGACAAATATACTAGGGATTCAACACCAATGGGTGGTGATGCTAAAAACCCACAAGAAGATTATAAAAGAATAGATCACATAAGCATTCCTACTGGTTTTGATTACATGGATAGACTTAGAAGTGGATTGTTTTCCTCAAAGATTGTTTCTTTTGATTTAACAAAGAAACAATATAATGTTAAGAATTTCACAATGTTTGATAATTTTGATAAACAAAACCATCTTAACAAATATAACATTGCCAGCCAAAACTCTGTTTTTAAAACAAATTCTTTGCTTATAAATTATCCAAGAGATAATGCAAATTTTAGTGGTTTTGGTGATGCTACAAATTATAAAAATGAACAACAAAGATTGTCTTTATTGAAAGCTGCAGAAGCAAATAAAATAGAACTTGTTGTTCCAGGAAGATGTGATTATACAGTTGGTCAAAAAATGAAAATTACATTATATAAAGTAGATCCAACATCTAAAACTGATAATGATGATGATACTATTGATAATATGTTTTCTGGTAATTATATTGCTTCAGCTATTAATCATTACATTACTCGTGATCGACACGAATGTAATATGGAACTAATAAAAGACACTCTATTAAAGAGTATTGATGGGACTAAAAAATAATGTTTTATACAGGAATAGTTGAGAATAGAGCTGATCCATTACAACTTGGTCGTTGCCAAGTTCGTATCGTAGGACTACATACTCACGATAAGACTCAGTTACCAACAAACGATTTACCATGGTCAACACCAGTACAACCAATTGGTTCTGCTGCTATGAATGGTATTGGATATACTCCTGTTGGTCCAGTTGAAGGAACAACAGTTATTGTAATGTTCCTTGACCACGATATGCAACAACCAGTTATTCTTGGTACTGTTGGTGGTATTCCACAAACTCCTACTGCTATATCAAATGATGATAGTGAGACTGCAGTAAACCCATCTGCTAAACTTTCCGATATCCAATTAACAACTATTGTTGGTCCAACTGATGGTAAACAATTAACATTCACTGATCCAACTGGAAGAACAGATTTGACTACTGGTCTTACAGCAAATATGTTTGTTGTTGGATATGGATTATCAAGTAATTGTACAATTGTTAGTGTTGATAGTGGAACTAAAATTACAATTAGCGAAGCAGTTACTGGGTATGGCGAAAACATTATTACATTCAAACCAGCACCAACTAATCTGGATGCTGTTAATCAAAGTAAAGCATCGAATGTAGTAACAGATAGTTCTGGTAATCCAATAACATCTGGTAACGGACAACCTGTTACAACTACTCCTCCTGCTGCATCACCAACTACTCCTGCGACTCCTGCTTCTAGTGCTGTCAATGATTCAATACCAACTGTTCCTCCACCAAAATCTACGACAAATCAATCAAAAGCATCTGCGGGTATTAAAGCACTTATTGCTGCTTGCGATGCTGTTGGTTTAACAACTAAAGAACAGAAATGTGCTTTACTTGGTATCGCTGGTGGAGAAACAACTTGGATTCCTCAGTTAGAATCATATAATTATTCAGTTTCTAGAATAAAACAAATTTTCTCTTTCTTGTCAGATGCCGATGCACAACAATATTCTGATGCGCAAAAAAAGGGATTAACAAGAGAACAATTTTTCAGCGTTATCTATGGACCAACAAGACGTGGTAAAGGTTTCCTTGGTAATTTAACTGATGAAGATGGTGGTAAATATTATGGTCGTGGATATATTCAACTTACTGGTCGTGGTAACTACAAACGATATAATGATCTAGCAAAGGCTGCTGGATTAAATATTGACATTTTAAATAATCCTGATTCTCTCAATGATGATTTAAATGTGTCAGCAATGGTCGCTGCTCTTTATATTAAAGATCGTGTACCAAAAGGTGTAAGCCCAACAGATAATCCTGGATATTTCTTTGCTGCGAAAAAAGCAGTTGGTGTTAATTCTCCAGATATTGCTGCGAAAAAACAATCTTATTATGAATACTTTTATGGTGGGGCTGTTACTGGTTCTGTGCAAAAATCAGCAGGTACTGATGCTCCTACTCCACCACCAGATAATGCCCCAGTAGTTCCTGGTCCATCACAAGAAAGTATTAAACGTGGAACTGATAATACTGGCTTTAGAGATCCAAATAATAAGTATCCCCTTCCTGATTACGTAAATGAACCAGACACTAATCGTCTTGCTCGTGGTATTATTAAAGGTACTGTTGTTGAATTAAAAGATAGCACTAGAGATCAAGGAATTCCTTTGCCAATGGGTAATGGAACTTGGAGTCAACCACTTTCTGCTTTTGGTGCTCAGTATCCATATAATAAAGTTATGGAAACAGAATCTGGTCACATTCAAGAATTTGATGATACTCCTGGCCAAGAACGTATTCATACTTACCATCGTGCTGGAACATATGAAGAAATTGACCCAAATGGATCAAAAACTACATTCATTAATGGTGAAACATACACCATTATGCTTAGAAATAATTATGTTCACGTACAAGGCGACTGTAATTTAACTGTTGCTGGTAACGTAAACATATACGCACAGTCTGATGCGAATATTCAAGTAGAGGGTGATGCAACTTTACAAGTTGGTAATAATCTATCAGCTGGTGTTGCCAATGATTTTACTTTAGCTGTTGGTGGTACAGTTCAAATTAAAGCTGGTGGAGACTTTACTCTTGAAGCTGCCAATATTAATCAGTTGGCTGGATCTGGAGTTAATATCAATTCTGGCGAGGATATGAATATTCTTGCTGGTGGCACACTATACGCAGATTACTCAACTGGTCAGTTTGGTAATGGAGCAAACGCTGTTGAATCTATTGATTTACCAGCACCAACTGCTGGTGCGCCATTATATCCAGATGTTCCTGAGTTATCTCCACCAGATCGTGTTGTTGAAAATTATGCCGCAGCTGAAACCCCACAAGATTATGATACACCACAGGGAAGAGCATTCGCAAACAACCAAGCGCAAACTAATGGTGTTCCAAATCCACCAACTCCATCTGTAGATACTTCTGCGAACACACCTACGACTGGCGGTTCAAATAATATTGTTGCTGTTGATACATCAAAGATACAAAGTACTACTAATTTTACAAACGATTTTAGATTATCTCCGAATTTTACTCTTGGGATGTTAATTTATGGTGGAATTCAAGGAAAACACAAATTAGTAGATCAAGAATTACAGGATGTTAAAGGTGGTCCATTAAGAGTTTATACTACTCAAGAAATCGTTTCGAACCTTGCTATTCTTTGCCAAAATGTTTTGGAGCCAGCATTATCTGTCCTTCCAGGTGGAATTGGTGGATATGGAAAACAATGGACAATTACATCTGGTTATCGTTTAAAGGGTGTTGTACCTCAAGAGTCTCCATTCTCTGATCACTGTAAAGGACAAGCAGCAGATGTTGCATTACTTTTACCAGACAGATATAATGCAACTTATAATATGATTCAAAATATTGAAGCATTAGTTCCTTATAATCAAGTTATATTAGAGTATAGATACAAAGATCAAGTTTGGATGCATTTGTCATATAAACAAAAAGGTAATCTAAAATGGGCTTTTACAATGTCTAACGATAAAGTTTATCAAAGAAATTCTGCTGGTATTCCAAATGGGTTTGTTTTACTTACTGATGGTGCTGCTCCTCCGCAGAAGGTATAATGGGAAATGTAGCTAGAAAAGGTGATATGTCTCAAGGATTAGATGGTCCATCTACACCACTAACACATAAAAACCAAGCCACCAAATCCTATGTTGATGGTTTATTAATAGGATTGGTTGGGGATGAATATGAATCTCATACTCCATTTGGTGGTGGTATACATCAAGATGCCCAGAGAGAAATAACATCTGGCGCATCGAAAACATATTTTGAAGGTATAGCAGTCGCAAGAACAAATGATCCAATAGCAGATGGAGATAAAGTTGGTCCAGGTTCTGCAAAACTTACCATAGAATAACCTAAATAAGAATATGCCAATAAATACAAGAACATTTTCTGATATAGACTTTAATTTTATACCCAATCCTGTGACTGGAGATATCGCACTTCGTTTAGACGATTATGCGGTAAAAGCTGCTATTCAGAATCTAATCCTTACATCTTTCTATGAGAGACCATTTCATAGCGAAATCGGCAGCCCAATTAAGCGTTTATTATTTGAACCAGCTTCTCCAATGATCGGAGCGATGGTAAAGCAAGCAATTGTTAATACAATTAATAACTATGAGCCTCGTGTAAATTTGACTGATGTAATTGTCAATTTATCCGATGATGGGTATTCTCTTTTTGTTGCTATTGAATATACTATTTTAAATAGTACTGAACCTCAAACTCTAGACCTAACATTACAAAGATCTCGATAATGTCTAATAATCAAAAAATCTCAACAACAGATTTAGACTTTGATAATATCAAAGCAAATTTAATTACATATTTACAGGGTCAAACCCAGTTTCAAGATTATAATTTTGAAGGGTCTGCATTATCAGTTCTACTTGATGTATTGGCATATAACACACATTATAATGCTCTTTATAATAATCTTGCAGTAAATGAAATGTTTCTTGACTCAGCAAGAAAACGTAATAGTGTTGTTTCTTTGGCAAAGATGCTTGGTTATCGTCCTCGCTCAGCAACATCGGCAACTGCTCAAGTTACAATTACAGTTACTGCTCCGACTGGAACGAATTTGCCAGCAGCATTAACTTTACCAGCATTTAGTTCTTTTACAACTAATGTAAATGGAACAACATATACGTTCTTTAATAAGCAAGCAGTTACTGCTTCTTCTTCTGGTCTTACATTTGTATTTCCAAATGTAACACTTACTGAAGGTATTCCAATAACAAATACCTATACATATAATACAGGTACTATTATAACAATTCCAAATGCGAATGCTGATTTAAACACATTGAATATAACTGTTCAAGACAACCCAAGTTCTTCAATCTACACTTACTTTAAACCAGCAGATACATTAGTTAATGTTGGTCCAACATCCACAGTTTATTGGGTTAAAGAAATGGATGATGGACTATATCAAATTGATTTTGGTGATGGTAACTTGGGTGTTGCTTTAGTTCCAGGTAACTTGGTTTATGTAAATTATTTTGTATCAAGTTTAGATGCAGCGAATGGTGCTTCTATTTTCTCTTTTAATGGTGGATCATTATTAAGTGGAGCAACAGTTGCCGTTACTACATTATCTCCTGCGATTGGTGGTTCTGTATCGGAAACAATTGATAGTATTCGTTTTAATGCTCCAAAATTCTATTCATCACAAAATCGTGCAGTTACTACTGATGATTATAAAGCAATAATCTACGCAAACGTACCTGAGGCGCAATCAGTTTCTGTTTGGGGTGGTGAAGATAACATTCCTCCAGTCTATGGTCAAGTTTATGTTTGTATTAAACCATATAATGTTTCTGCTTTAACTGCTCTACAGAAAATGGATATCATTACCAATGTTATTAAGCCACGTGGTATTGTTTCTGTAATTACAAATATAGTTGACCCAGACGCAATTAATATTGAACTTACTATTACTGCATATTATAACAATCAAATTACAAATAAATCTCCATCCGATTTAGCGACAATAATTACAAATGTTGTTAATGATTATAATAATTCAGATCTACAAAATTTTGATGGTGTGTTTAGATTCTCTAAATTAAGTAAATTAATTGATGCTGCTGATCCAGCAATTGAAAATAATATTACGACTCTAGTTCTTCAAAGAGCAATCGCTAACCCACAATATAATACATCTGCAGAATATACTATTAATTTAATTAATCCAATTCGAGAAACTGGAACTCCTGACAATGTAATTCTAAGTAGTGGATTTTATATTCCAGGAAGCACAAACATATACTATCTAGACGATGATGGTATTGGAAATATTCGTTTATTTTATTATGGACCAGATGGTTCTAAAGTAATAGCAAATGCCACTATTGGTTCTGTTAATTATTCAACTGGTTATATTAATGTAAAGAATTTGACAATTTCTTCATTATATGATGCATCATTATATTTT